TTCCCCTTCACTTAGGTCACTTGTTCCTGGAGCAGTAGAATTAACACTTCTTTTAATTTGAATTACTGTTGCCATTTCCTTTTTTTCTCCTATTAAGAATTTATGATTTTGCCTAATTTATTAGGACTTTTTGAATAATATAGAATATCGTTTAATTTATTTATACATATAGAAACTTGGAAAATTAATAAGTTCCGCCGTCTAAACTAGCCAAGGAAACTGAAGAACTTAGTTCCTGAGCAACCCATTTTCCTGTGTCTTCATCATAAACTAAAGTATATCCATCTTCTAATCCGGCACTTGTATCTACGTTAGTTAATTGTTGTAATGAAGCACTGGTTACTCTTTGAGAACCTGTATTAACTGTATTTACGGAAACTTTTGTTGCTCCCCTTGATGTGCTAACTTTAATTGCCATTATTTGGTTACCTCCGGAGTTACTGTAACAATACCTTCTAATACTCTAACTGTTTCTAAACTAGATGCAATCTCAATGTCATATACATATCTTCCAGCCTTTAGTTCCGATGTTTGTGCAGCTGTTAAAGAAATGGTTAAAACTCCTGTTAAATTAACTTTACTTGTGGTAAAACTTGTATAAGTAGTAGAGTAATGACTTTTTCTCATCTGAGAGGAAACAGTATATTCCGTTAAATCGGTAACAGTTCCATCATCGTTTGTTAGAGTTAACTCTAAACTGAATGTGGTTCCCTGGTCGATAACGATGTTTTGTATTGTTGCCATACGATTATTTATAAAATATGCGAACTATATTAACTCTAAAATATGGAAACAAATTCAGTTCTGAATCTGTTAATAATATTTATGAAAAAACAAACGGCAAATATCACTATGTTTGTCTAACAGATGACCCTACAGGTATAGACCCCGCTATTGAAACTAGACCCGTAGATGCAGAGTATGGCCATTGGAACAAAATTTTAATGTTAACTCAAACAGATTTAGGTCATGTTTTATATTTTGATTTGGACACAAACATACAAAAAGACATTGACATCCTTTGGAAAACCAGTTATAATAGTAATACAATAGTTTATACCCATTGGAAGAACAAAGATTTCCCCACCGAAAGAGTTCACAATCAAGACATCAAACTAAATTATTTAGGTAATTATAATTCTAGTGTTCTATCTTGGACAGGAAAATCCGGTATAAATATAGTAGATAAATTTTTAAAAGATGAAGATTACTACATGGTAAAATATGCAGGCGGTGATGATAGGTTCTTTTGGCATGAATGTGATTTAAAACATTTTCCTAAAAATCTTATTTACTCCTACGTATATGGTGCAGACTTAGATGACAATCAAAGCTTTAAGTATAGACCAGATTATATAGTAGCGTTATTAAATGGACAAGAACAATTTCCAGGAGCAGATGTAAAATATTATGATGCACTTTCTTTGCATAAAGTGGGGAAACAAGTATAGCCCAGATTATGTAAATAATTTATACGGCATGGTCAGTCGCAAATATAGTAAACGTTTTAAGTTTATTTGTTATACTGATGATGTAAGTGGATTAGATAAACATATTATAACAAGGAATATCCCTCACGTCAAACCTTTGCATCCAGACTATTGGTTCGGTAAAGAAAATTATTGTTGGGATAGGCCTAAGTTCCTTCTATTCAACTCTCACCATTGGCTAAAAACTAAAGGTCCATTTTGTTATATGGATTTAGATATTATTATACAAAATAATATAGATGAGTTTTTTGATATAGCCACAGAACAACCCACAATGTTATACTCCAATTGGGAGGACCCTGCCGTCTTAAAAAATAGGCGGTTTACTGATATGCGAGGTTCGTTGTATAACTCTAGTATTATGTTATGGAACGGCAATCAATGTGAAAAAATCTATGATGATGTAATAAAACACCAAGACACAGTATTTAAAACTTTCTTTAAAGGTAGCGACAACTATCATTATTATAGAGAGGATATGGTAGTGGGCAAAAACTTTTGGAACTTCCTGCCTAAAGAATGGTATTACAGTTATAATAGGGGACAGGAGTTTGGCAAAGATGTAAGACTACATTTATATAGAGAGGCAGCTAAAGTAGCTTTGTTTAATGTTGATATAACACCTAATGCAGGCGAACAATTTAAACCACATGAGATTAAAAAGGACTATGACTTATTAATACATTGGCACGGCAAAGATGACTTTGAAAGGTTGTGGTTACCTAAACTACCTAAAGACTTCTTTAATTACAATACAAAAGATTTAGTAAAAATAAGAGAACTATTAGATGCAGAAAATTATACACAATTAGCAGAAAAATATTTAGATGAGTTTCCTAGATTTGGTAGAGACTGGAAACAAAATCATACACAATTTCCGCATATGAGAAACTGGTTAGAGTTTGATTGGCTAAACACTAGAAGTTTAACTAAAAGGTATTTAAATTTTAATGCACACGAACAAATATTAGAATCATATAATAACAATGATATTGTTTCTGTTCACTTAACTTTCAAAGAAGCGTTTCCGGAAGTATGGGATATACAACACGGCGATCAAAGTATGATGTGGAATCTTACAGGTGAAGAGTTATGTGAAAACTTTGACGAGTTATTTGCCTTACAAAAAGAAGATTGGATAATGGAAAGATATAAAACTGAGGGGCCTTCAGTATTTTTCCAACATGCAACGTATGAGGAATGTGCTGACCTTTATAAAAAATATTATTTTTATCATCTTACAGAACTATTTTATGATGAAGAATATGAAGAAGTATTTAGTATGTTATATAACATCATGCCACGTGAGGAATTATTACGTGTATTAAATCAAAAGGGTTCAACAGATGATAATACTTTATTTAAATATTTTCAAAGTTATGGTGAAGAATATAGTGACCTTTATAAAGGACTATATGATGAAAAGCCTGACGGTGCGATGATACAATTATCAACAAAAAGAAATGATACTAACAATGAATTTAATGATATATTTGTAGATGATTATGAACATAACTTACAAAGCATTAAAACAATCTTTGATAAATATCCTGTTAATTGGGTTACGTTTGTTTGTGAGATAACAGACCCTATTAATGTAAAAGATTTAGAACGTATTTGTATATACTTCCAAGAACAAAACTGCTCTGTGCGTTTACAGACGTTCCAAGAGGGTGTTAAATTAGATTATGTTGACTCCATAGAAGTTGTAAAACAAGAAGAGCAAACTAAAATGGAAAAACTTGAAGAACAAATTCAAACAGATAAAAATGTTCCTGTTAATTTAGATACGTTAAAAGAGTTTAGACATAATATAGAATTAAGAAACATAAGAAAGAAAATAAAAGATAAGGACCCCGTATGGTGTGATGCTAGAAAGAGTGAGTATTTTTATATAAACAGTAAAGGCAACCTATTCCCTTGTGCGTTTATAGCAAGAGATGTTTGGGAAAACAAAGTGTTTCCTCATCACCCTTTAGACTATCCTTATAATTGGCAGTATAGTGATGCTACAAAAATCACCGTGCATGAAGTAATATATAATAGTGATGTTCAAAATATAAGTGAACATCTACGTAGAAATCCTTTACCAATATGTAAAGCGAAATGTGGAGACTGTGAGAATGCGTGTTAATGTAATATGTTCAAAGTGGGGCGACAAGTATGGTCCACACTTTGTTAATCGTTTGAAAAATATGGCAAAAAGAAATACTCCTGATAAGTATGACTTTCATTTTTATTGCTATACCGATAAACCAGAAGGACTTGATGAAGATGTAAAAGTTATTCCTTTTCCTGATATACCAGATATTCATCCTAAGTATTGGTTTCAAAAAGACGACTTTAAATATGGTATGGCTAGATGTTGGGATAGGCCTAAGACGTTTGTTTTTAACACCCATAATTTTGCAGAAGACAAACCAACAGGTCGTTTTATATTCTTTGACTTAGATGTTATTATACAAAATTCCTTAGAACCTATTATTACCTATAACACAGAGCGACCTACTAAACTAAGAAGTTGGTGGCAAGACCCACAGCCTATGGGCACAAGAAGATTTAAACTTGCTCATGGTGCTTACACAAATGGCAGCTGCCAAGTCTGGAGTGATGACCAATGTGAAGTCATATGGAATGATGTATTAGAGCATCAAGAAAAGATTTGGTTTACTTATACTGACGGAACAGATAATTATCATAGTTGGCGTTGGGGAGATTATGGGAAAAAACTTTGGGACCACTTTCCTAGTTGGATGGCTTACTCGTATAATAGAGGACGTAGCTGGGACGAAGATGACCTCAACATAAAAATTTATAGACCTAATTGTATATTATGTGTATTTAATGTTGACCTATTACCCTTTGAAGATGGCAGTAGAGGTAGCACAAAACAAGACGAGTTGGCAGACCCAGAATTATTAGCACATTGGCGATGAACATTTATACTGTAAAATGGGGGACTAAATATTCTGCTCAACACGTAGAACAAATCCTTGCGTCTTGTAAAGAACACTTAACACAAGACTTTACATTATACTGTCTAACTGAGGATGCTACAGGGCTGTCTGAGGAAATAAATGTATTAGAATTTCCTGAGAATAACAAGTTACAAAAATGGTGGAACAAGATGTATTTGTTTGACCCTATGATTGTAAACCAAGAAGGCGAAAAAATGTTCTTTGATTTGGATACTATTATTCAAAAGAACATAGATATTATTGCTGACTTTGAATGTGAGGACAGTTTATGTTTTGTTAAAACATGGTGGCATGATTTAGATGCATCATTTAAAAATACTAGACATATACCTCACAAATATACAGACTTAAATAGTTCTGTATTACGGTGGAATGATTCCTTAAATACACAGGAACTTACCGATTATTTTAATAAATATAAGAAACAGATACTTTGGTATTATAGAGGTTTAGATAACTTCTTTTATAATAGACGTATTGTTAAACAAAAACTTTTTCCAGTAGGATGGGTTTATAGTTTTAATCACGGCTACTTATATCCTCAAGACACGACTAAGCACGTGTTTAGGGACTTACCTTATGTTTGTATATTTGATTCAATGGGAAGAAGTGAAGATGTTAAATTTTAATTTTTTAAATAACTTTAAGTATTGGGGTGAAGGACTTCAGGTTATAGAACGTAGAATGCCTCATAAACTAACGGACTTTAGGCAAAGTCTTGAACAAAACAATATGGATGCTAGTATATGGCTAGTTGAAGAATTGAAAAATTACATAGATGAATATTATCTTAAACAAGGTAGTATGCGTGTGTTAATTTTAAATTCCTGGTTAGGCATTCCACTTGTTCCTTTATTATGTGAGAATATAGATGTCTCTCAATTACATTTAGTTGATATAGATGATGAAGCCTTAGAGTTATCAAAACTCTTTCATAAACACTATTCACAAGATAAATTTATTAAAACAAGACATCACAACTTAGATATTCCCTTTGAGTTTGAAAACCTAAATAAAATAGATGTGGACATAGTTATTTGTATTCATACAGAACAGATGTATCCGTTAAAGGACTTAACTACTAAGAATCCTATTAGTATATTTGCTGTTCAAAATTCTAACGTTGTAGAAGAAATGTATGGTATTAATTGTGTTAATAGTTTGGAAGCCTTAAAAGAACAAGTCTCATTAGATGAGATAGGCTATGAGGGTGTTAAGAAACAAAACTATTATTCTTGGGACGGTAAAAAAGAATATGATAGGTTTATGATTATAGGGCAGAGACAAACTTTAGGTTAATCTGCTATATCTTCAATCATCATTTCCCACATTCCTTTATGTGGGACTACAAATCCAAAAGTAATTCTAGGTTCATAAGAGCCTGCGGTATGCCAAAAGATTTTATCTTCTTCATCATGTCCGCCGAAATATCCTACTTTACATGACCAGCCTGG